CAAGCAGTGAAAGATGCCACTGGTGGTCAGTTTGTGCCCAAATCAGCACCGCCTCCGGCAGCAGCACCAGCAGCAGACACAGGCCCTACTGCTGGCGGTGTTCCTAGCACTCTTCCTGCAGGTGTGAATCGATTGCAAATGAATAAGCCAGCACTTGCTCCAGCACCTGCTCCAGCACCTGCTCCAGCAGCACCTACAGATACCACTAATACATTAAAGAACAATGTCTTGCCCAGCGGAGCAACCACTCGAAGCCTGGCCAAGCCTGCACCCGTGGAAGAGGATCAAGCTCGATCTCAAGCCATGCGTAAGATGCCCTCAGGGGGCTATCCGGTTGCAGACAAAACAATGCCTACTGCCGCCAACCGAGCAGTGGCCTCGCTTGATCTATCCAAGCAGCAGACAGAGCCAGACCCATTGGATGCTATGAAAACGGCTGCAGGCCTGCCAACAATAGCACCAAGAACAGTCAAGTCAGTTGATCTGATAAAGAATCCAGAATTTACAATTGGTGTCGGCGAGCCACAGTGGGATTACAAAGATAGCCAACCGGCAGCAACCGGCATGTCCAGCGACACACAAGCTATGAAGGACAGAATACTACGTCTGGCCGGCCGAGATCAGCAAACACAAGATCAAAAAGACAGAATAGAACGCATGCGCCAAGACATGCCTGACACCACGCCTGGCAACACAACTGGTGCATCAGGATATTATGATTCCAACGGCATGCTGCATATTGATATGTCTGCCGGCCTGGATGAAAGTGCGCCCTTGGAAGAGTGCAACTACACCATGGAAGACCAATACTGCCCTGTGCATGGTCTTAAAGAGTGCTGGCTGGAAGAAATGAATCTCAGCATCCTGGCCACTGGTTCTCGACTGATCGAAGATCTAGACGAAGGATTGTTGGGCTCTCTAGCAACTAAATATGGTCCAAAAATAGCAGCGCCAGTGAGCGCCGCTTTAGCTGGCATCGGTCTCGGCTCTGTAATTGATAAATCATTACCCCCAGATAACTCATTCTTGGATTCAGTACGTGCCTCAATTAATAATGTTGATAAAATAAAAGGTACAGGATCAACACAAGGATCTTCTTTTAAAGATCCATTTGATGGTCCATTTGCTCGGCCAGTAGATGAAGATTATGGTCCTTCGGGCCCACCGGGCGGAAAAGTTCGAGCCATGGGCACGAAATTTTTTAAACGCGGTCCAGATACACCAGGTCAGTATGATGGGAAAGCTGGTTATTTTGCGCATCCAGATTTTGTTGATGCCACACGCTCAGCGGACGCCAATCACCTGGCAAAAACAAGAGACTCCTATGAAAGAGCGTTTGGACCAAAAGAGCCTCAATTAATTGGTGCTCAATCTATGCCATATCCACCACGTACTCCAACTACTCGAACCTCCACAGCAGTGGCCAAGCCAGTTCCCAGTGCCAAGATCACTGCAACAGATTTGCCAGATGAAGTCGATGATCAAGGCCGACAATATTTTCAAAACTATGTAATCGATACCGACGGCAAACAAATTCCTCGTATCCGTGTAGATGGTGTTGGCCGCACACAAGATGAACCCATAGATGAAGGCGGCATGCCAGGCATGGGCGCAGCAATTAGAGGCGCAGGTGAAATGGGTAGCAAGGCAGCGAATGCTGTGAAGAGTTTGTTCAAGGCAGAACCCGAAGTCAGCGCATTGCGTGGCCCACCTCCTCCCCGCGCAATCAAGTATCCCGAAGAGCATCCTGATTTTCCATTGCTACAAGCAGCCCGCGATCGGGAACAGGGAAACATGAAAGTCTGGAACAAACGGTATCCTGAGATCCCATGGGCACCACAGTCAGATGAGGATCTGCTTAAATCTTTCAATCATGATCTGAATGTGCAAAAAGGATTCAGCCAGAATTCGAGAGATGCCATGCCAAACGACACTTCGCCAACCGGCTACACCAGAGCACAAAAAAGCAAAGGTGCAGCCTTTGATGCAGAAAAAAGTATGCAAGGCAATCAGGACCTGTTTAAGAATGCCTATGGCATAGATGAAGCAGACATGATGAATCCTGAAATCCCTAAGGATTTTGGATCTCCTGAACATCTTGCTCACTTGGCAGGATTGGGCAAGGCTTTGCAATCAGGCGATCGTTCTGCACTGGGAAAATCCAATGCTGCATTGGCAGCAGCACAAATCGGGCAAGGCAAGACTCCTTGGGAACCTGCACCAACGCCATCGTTCAGCACACCAGGTGCTGCACACGCAGGGCAGGGTGGTTATGATTATCAGGACGAAGAGCCCAAAGGTCAGGCACATTCGGGTCAAGGTGGATACAACTACTACGACTATGATGATGCAGATCAAAGCAGTGCAGAAACAGCACGTCTTGGCCGGTTGAGAAATCCAAATGTTGATCCTGCTCTGGCTCACATGTTGATCAATCCCAACAATCCAGATGCCTTTGCTATGCAGCGTGACGACGAGCCGGATCAAAGTGATGCCGAAACAGCACGTCTTGGCCGAGCAGGCAAATCAGCAGATTCGGAATTTGTACATGCACCCGGCGAAGCCGGACGTTCTATCAATTACGAATCACGCGAAGGTGATGCATTGCTGGCAAGAATAAAATCTTTGGCTTTGCTGAGATAACATAAATAAAACTAACAAAAGAAGTGTGTGCAGTGTCACACACTTCCGTAACCAACTAGATAGGCAAATTTCGCTACCGTAAAGGTAGCAAACACAGACAAGGCTGTGTATAATAACCTTGTAGGCAACACATTTAAGTTAATCTTAAATATTTTTAATCATATTAAAGCATAGAAAGGCAACACAATATGGCAACTTTAGCAGAAATCCGAGCACGACTACAGGCAGCAGAGAACAAAGGTGGGCAATCCACTGGAGGCGGTGACAGATCCATTTATCCACATTGGAACATGGAAGAAGGTCAATCAGCCACTTTGCGCTTTTTACCCGACGGCAATTCAAAGAACACATTCTTCTGGGTGGAACGAGCCATGATCCGACTGCCATTCAATGGCGTCAAAGGAGAGATGGATTCCAAACAGGTCATGGTACAAGTGCCCTGCGTGGAGATGTGGGGTGACGCTTGCCCAATCTTGGCAGAAGTGCGTACCTGGTTCAAGGACAAGAGTCTTGAAGACATGGGTCGCAAGTACTGGAAGAAACGCAGCTACATCTTCCAAGGATTCGTTCGTGAGAATCCCATCGCAGACGACAAGACTCCGGAAAATCCCATTCGCAAGTTCATCATTGGACCACAGCTATTCACCTTGATCAAGGGTGCCCTGATGGATCCTGAGTTGGAAAATCTGCCAACTGACTACTTGAGCGGCCTGGACTTCCGTATCAGCAAAACACAAAAAGGTGGATTCGCTGACTACAACAGCAGCAAATGGGCTCGTAAAGAATCTGCATTGACTGACGTGGAACAAGCAGCAGTGGATGCACATGGCTTGTTTGACTTGAACACATTCTTGCCCAAGAAGCCCACTGACGTGGAACTGCGAGTGATCAAGGAAATGTTCGAAGCTTCAGTGGATGGACAGCCTTACGACACAGAGCGTTGGGGTCAATACTTCCGCCCTGCTGGTGTGAATGCACCTGCTGGCGCAGCACCTGCTGTTGATGTGGATGAAGACACTCCCAAGCCAGCTTTGCGAGTGGCAGCACCTGCCAAGGCAGCAGATGACTTTGACGATGAGCCAGCAGTGGCCACCGCCCCAGTCAGCAAGCCTGCCGGCGAAAGCAAAACCCAGGACATCCTGGCTATGATCCGTAGTCGCCAAAACAAGTAAGCACTATCACACAGAGGGGCAACCCTCTGTGTTTTTTCAAGACAACAATAATAAAGTTCCGTACATGGCAACTTTTGTAAATTACTATCCATGTAGCTATGGCGACACCTTTGTTGCAATGTTTTCTGGACAAAAGATTCAGCGCAAAGATAATTTAATAATCACGCAACCCACTGACGTCGGCGCGACATTCAAACAGATGGATTTTTATCAGCAGGACTATGACACAGCAAGACAATATTTAAATCAACTCCCAGATGACATCTACAGTTGCCATCGGCAGAATCAATTTGATTTTTCACCGCACCGAGTGATATCCGTTAGATTGGACATCAGTGATTTTTTGCCTTCAAGATTCCGAGATGTTCATGTGGAACAATTAAAATTAGCTTTTAAAAATCCCCTGATTGAGAAATTTGAAAAAAAATTAACATTTGAACAATTGGTAATGTTTGACTACAAACACTGGAGCAGAAATAATATTTTGCCAACGGACATAGAATTGCCATTGAGTCTGATTCACGATAAACCAAAATTAAAAAACTTTTGCTTGAAAAACAATTTTGCATTCAACGAAGAACAAGTGGATGAGCTGGTTAAAGACATGGAAAAATATCAATGAAACGATATCATGACTGGCACAAGTTACAAAAAGAGTTCCAAGGATGGGACATCATCCAGTCTGATGCTGATGTTGTGAACGTAGTTTCACAAAACAACTGGTGTTTGAATCTGGATCATTGCCACACAAGCCTAAAGAATCTACTAGAAAAATATCATGTGCCAAAACCAAACATAGATTTTTTTGTTATCACGGATCTTGAGCTATCTAAATTTCCATTGGATATGTTTTTCAAGCTGATACACAAGCATTACAAAAATTCTTCAGTGGGCGGGTACATGGCATGCCTAAGCTATTACATAAACTCTAGAAAAAAATACAGTGGGTTGGGCGATAGGTACAGTAAAAATATTGGCATGGTATTTGACCAAGAATTATCTTTTGCTGCTCGAATTGAAAATCACAGCCAGGTATTTGATTGTCCAATTGACGAAGTAGTTGATGGTCAACTGGTCGAGGGCGCAAACTTTATTTTTGTACATCCCAACATAAGATATTTTTTATGGAAGCAGTGATCAACTCTATTTTTTCACACAAGCCCGCTGTTAGACGAACTGTGGCTTATAAAATGTGGAAACAGTCTTTGTACAAGTGGGATCAATATGTCCAGAATCGTCGGATGCCTTTGAAGAAAATTGATGATTGGTCTCGGCGTATAGTAGACCATTGTCATGGAAATGTGGCTGTGTACAATTCGGGCGGCATGTTCTTTAGAGATTTTATTGACCCTATCACAGTGATCGAACATGATCCTTGCCCTGTACCATTGGCAGGCATGTGTTATCTCGCACATAATGCAGACTATACCAATCAATTTGACTCATTGATAATGATCAATCCTGTCTCTGCCAAATATCATCACAGCCTTGCAGATTTTTTGACCAAGCCGGGAGTGTCAAGGGCCGGCAACAAGCCAAGCATACTGCCCTGGTTGCGAGCATCAGGAACCATGTTTCTGAGTTTTTCTGACTGGCACATGTTCTTTGATCGATTACGCCTGTCTCCTGAACAAGCGGTGTACAATCAGATTGATCAGCTGGATGAACTGGGATTAAAATTGATCTATTGTAGAGTAGATCCGTCAGACACAGACCCAGTAAATGGCAACGTAAAATTGATTTTTAAAAAATCATCAGCGACTTTAGGCAAGACTCTAGTAGACATTGCTCACAATTCTTAGTAAACTATTATCAACAAAGGAAACTATCATGGGAAAACCATTTGACGTAAGCAAATTCCGCAAGGAAATCACCAAATCAATCGAGGGATTGAGCATCGGCTTCAACGATCCCACAGATTGGATCAGCACAGGCAACTATGCCTTGAATTATCTAATCTCCGGAGACTTTAACAAAGGCATTCCTCTTGGCAAAGTCACTGTGTTCGCCGGTGAATCAGGTGCAGGCAAATCATATATCTGTTCCGGCAACATCATCAAGAATGCCCAAGCACAGGGCATCTATGTGGTACTGATTGACAGTGAGAACGCACTAGACGAAGACTGGCTCAAGGCCTTAGGCGTGGATACTGGTCAAGACAAATTGCTTAAATTAAGCATGGCCATGATCGATGATGTGGCCAAAACAATCTCCACATTTATGAGTGACTACAAAGCACTACCAGACGGCGAGCGTCCCAAGGTCATGTTTGTGATCGACAGTCTAGGTATGTTACTCACACCCACCGACGTAAATCAGTTTGATGCAGGCGAGATGAAAGGTGACCTAGGTCGCAAGCCCAAAGCACTTACCAGTCTTGTGCGTAACTGTGTGAATATGTTTGGCAGCTACAATGTGGGCCTGGTCTGTACCAATCACACATACGCAAGTCAGGACATGTTTGATCCAGACGACAAGATCTCCGGCGGTCAAGGCTTTATCTACGCCAGTTCAATCGTGGTGGCCATGAAGAAACTCAAACTCAAAGAGGACGAGGACGGCAACAAGATCTCTGATGTGATGGGTATCCGTGCTGCTTGCAAAGTAATGAAAACACGCTATGCCAAGCCTTTTGAAGGTGTGCAAGTCAAGATTCCTTATGAAACAGGTATGAGTCCTTTCTCGGGCATGGTGGATCTCATGGAGAAACGCAATTTGCTGAAGAAAGAAGGCAACAGCTTAGTGTTTGTGACCAGCGACGGCGAGATCATCAAGAAGTTCCGCAAGAAGTGGGAAGCCAATGAAGAAGGCTGCTTGGACCGTGCCATGGCAGACTTTGGCAATCACAAAGAAGAGGTAATCACAGTTGAGGAGGCAGCAGAATGAGTGAAGCAGTAGCAGTGGCCAGCGAATTGTGGTCAGAACTCAAGCGTTATGTGAACACAGTTGATAGAGATGAAGCAGCAGAGACAGTGGTGGCCATCTTGATCGACAACGACTGTGATGTGGATGATATCAAAGACACATTCAAAGGCGATGCAGACATCAAACGAGCTCTTACAGCATATCTTGACAACGATAAATCATACACAGATGATGACGACGAAGATGATGGTATTGATGCAGAAGAAGACTATCACGAAGACGACTGGGAAAATTAATGTGGTACAGCCGAGTAGTTGCCAATCTGGGTTCTATCCCAGACTTTATAACTCACTACGAGCGTGAGCTTGAGGATGCTAAAAAGGACTGCAAGATTGGCGGCTTGGTAGAACGGAATATCACAGCATTACCGGGCATCACTGAACAGAGGTTTAACCAGCTTCAAGAGATTGAAGCTGTGTTGAACTATCTCAACATCCAACTGCGCAAGATACGCAGGAAACACTTTCAAAAATATCTAGAAGCCTATGCTCGCGCACTTACCTCAAGAGACGCTGAAAAGTATGTGGAAGGTGAGGATGAAGTGATCGACTACGAAACCATCATCAACGAAGTGGCATACTTGCGAAACCGCTGGTTGGGTATCATGAAAGGTTTGGATACCAAACAGTGGCAGATGGGGCACGTGGTCCGACTGAGAACAGCAGGCATGGAAGATATCACGGTGTAATCTGCACCTATAAATATCTTCATGAAACCAATTCCTGTTTTTGTGGGGTATGATCCCAGAGAAGCCATAGCATATCATACCTGCGTAAATTCCATCATACGCAACAGCAGCCAGCCAGTGGCCATAGTGCCTGTGGCACTGAATCTGTTCCAAGACTATGCCGAAACACACAATGATGGCAGCAATCATTTCATCTACACACGTTTCCTAGTACCGTATCTCATGGATCACCAAGGCTGGGCCATATTCATCGACGGGGATATGATCGTGCGTGGCGATATAGCCGAACTTTGGAACTTGCGGGACTATACCAAAGATGTCATGGTTGTGAAACACGACTACAAAACACGCATGAAAGAAAAGTACCTCGGCAGCCCTAACGAAGATTACCCACGTAAAAACTGGTCCAGCGTGATCTTGTGGAATTGTAATGCTGTGCGCAACCGACAGTTGATTCCTGAGTTTGTTCAAAAATCAACAGGTGCATTCTTGCACAGATTTTCTTGGATAGATGATGCTCGCTTGGGAGAATTGCCCAAGGAATGGAACTGGTTGCCCGACGAGTATGGGCCCAATACAGATGCCAAATTATTGCACTACACTCTAGGCACACCTTGCTTTGATGAATTCAAAGACACACCAATGAACGAACACTGGCATCAAGAACGGCAGCTGACTGAGCATTGCCAACAGAGAACTCAATGAGCGACGAAGAACAAGAATTACCTCCTTTGGAGAAACATGTTCTGGACATGGTGGTTCCAGAAATACGGAAACTGTTTGATGATATCCTGAAATATCGTGTGGATCCTGCAGGACTTTACTATGGCGTCACACAGCAGACGCTGGCGCAGCAGATTGCTGAATTGCCGGTCAATCGTGTGGTGGCATTGGACAGCGAGTATAGATATGAAAGAAAAGGTCACATGTACGATCCTACACTACAAAGTTTTGTACAAGGTGCTGGTGGTCAGATCAGTACCTGGTCAAAAGAAGAAAACACCCACACACCCGTGGTGTTGCGTGGCATAACCAAACGCAAACAGATGGATGCTTGCCGTGCTGCCGGCAGAGATTTTTATTACATCGACACTGGCTATTTTGGCAACGGAAAAAAGAAAAACTATCATCGTATCACACGCAATGACGTACAGAACTTTGGTCCAGTGAGAGAACGTCCATCAGACAGATTTGATCGCACAGGTGTCAGTTTGAAAAAAGTACGTGCGGATGGCAGCAAAATATTGCTGGCACCACCCAGCCAAAAACTGCTGAATCTCTATGACATAGATCTTGAAACATGGCTGACTCAAACTCTAGCCGAGATTGGTGCCAATACAGATAGAGAAGTGGTGATCCGACGCAAACAAGGTCGCAGTACCAGGATAAACGACGACACCATAGAAATGGCATTAAGCCAAGACATCTACTGCTTGGTCACCTACAGCAGTATCGCTGCCGGTGAAGCAATCTTGTTTGGCAAGCCGGCCATCACACTAGGGCCCAATGCAGCCGCAGCGGTATGCAGCACCAGCATTGAAGACATTGAGTCGATCAAACGACCCAATCTTGACGAAGTTGCTGCCTGGGCTAGGCACATTGCCTACTGCCAATTCACTGAAGTGGAGATGCGTGATGGCACCGCCTGGCGCATATTAAACGATGGTTGATGTTGTAGTGTATATCTCCAGTGTGGCCAACTTCCAAAAGCACATTAGGAAAACACAGTGTCTGGAAAGTTTTGCTGCCGGAGTACGAAAACTAGGGCACAGCGTGGCAGTCGAAACAGCACACCGATACACACCCAGTCGCTTGGCTGTGATGCTGGGATGGGCCACTACCAATACCGGTGGGCCGAACATAGCATTGCGAAAAGAAATCATCTCACAGCAACAACGTCATGGATTCCATACCATGTGCATCGATGCCAGTTGCTGGAAGTATCTGGACAATGCCAGCAGCTACTTACGATACAGTCTTGATGGACCGTTTTATGATCGAGCTGAATATGCCAATCACAACAGCGACGGCACAAAATGGCAAGAAATCAGCCATGCGCTGAACATTTCATTGCACCCACCGCAATCCAACCCGGGCGGACACATACTGATCTGTATGCAGCGAGACGGCGGATTTGCCATGAAAGCACTGGACCCATTGGTGTGGTTACAACAAAAGATCTCAGAGATCAGGCGATACACAGATCGTACCATCATGGTACGGCCACATCCTGGTGCCTACAAGCCCACAGATTTTTTACAGTTTAAAACCAGGCATTATCAAACACAGTTGGGGGTGCAGGTGCTAGAGCCATTGACCACAAGGCTCACTGACAATCTTCAACGAGCACATGCCGCGGTATTCTTCAACAGTAGTGCGTCAGTGGCAGCAGCCTGTGCTGGCATACCTGTGTTTGCTGACGACGCCAGTTGTGTGAGTTGGGCAGTGGCCAACAAAGATATCGCCAAGATTGAATCGCCGGAACAATATGGCCGACAACAATGGATCAATGATCTAGCAGCAGCTCACTGGAGCGATGAAGATGCCAAACAAGGCCGCATCTATCAAAAGTTCCTGCCTTACTTGACTCGCAGCACAGTCACGTCGTAGTTGCAGCCTTTGACATGTGGCCATTTGTAGCTCTTGTCAAACACGCTGATATCTTCATGCACTATTTCGATAGGCATGTTTTTTAACAATTTTTCTCGCCACCATTCAGGTTGTTCCACAATGAGATGAGCGTTGCGACCATCCAGCAATACTTTTTTAGCTGGATAGCAGGCGATACGGAACCATCCCACACGCTGCATCTTTTGGCCGATCAACTGCAATGTTTGATCTAAGTGTTCGGGTTCGATGTGCTCGAATACATCCGCACTGATTACACAATCAAATGATTCCGCCGGCATTTCGCTGTGAGTGGCTGATCCAGGATCATACCCACCTACTGCGGTGCCCGGATATGCTTCTGCGATGCTTTGGATAAGTTCGCCGTGCCCGCATCCAAAATCCAACACGCTGGTTGGTTGATACTGTCGAAGGAATGGATTTATGGTAGATAGCATTTTGCTACCTCGTCTGAATCTACCTTGACCGTGCATGGCGGCCAATTGATCTTTGTAGTCTTGATTGATTATCATCTGTGATTGACCTCTATATATTTGTATTTGCCCTCAAACTCGAGAGGAACATCTTGCCATATGCCGGATAGTTGATCATCCGCCCAGGCAGGGTAGTAAGGACGATCCTTCCACCACCAGAACAAGTCGCTGCCCGACCAGTCAGTGTAGTAACTGCGAAAGAATTCTCTGGTGCGCGCCAGTCTAAAATACTCAGGGTCATACATGGTTTTTTTGCCCTTGGCTTCACGTTGGAAATTCACACCAATAAAACAAAACTTAGCCGAGTGCTGTTGCAGCAGATCTCTCACCCATGACATGTCATCATCAGGTATGCTGTTGAGTACCTGGGTGCAGATCACACCGTCAAACTTGATCTCAGGATCAGGCAGTTGATTGTGTGCATCCACACATGGATCATATGGATACACAGTGACACCAAGATATTCATCAAAGGTCTTCCAATCTTCTAATGGTATCGGATTGCCAGGCAGTTGCCCGTACGGAAGTTTTTCTTGGTATTGCAAACCTTTGCCGCAGCCGTAATCCAGTATGGTCTTCACATTGTATCTGATCACCAGATCCTTTATCAGTTTTTGATATTTGACCACATCATATCCGGCCCAGTTCTTGTTGTTTCGTTGGAACTCAGTGCCCAGCCTGACTGATTCTTTGTAGTATGGACTCATGCCCATCCCATGATCCAATCATCTCTCACTTGATCTAGTTTGACCATGCCCCAGGAGTTGAGCAATGCAATGGC